TTAGACTCTGGGATTGTATCATATACAATGAACTCAAGAAAAGAAATATTGCAATACCCCAAAAGGTGGGATCTAAGAAGGATGAAAAGTATGCAGGAGCTTATGTAAAAGAACCTATTCCAGGCAAATATGATTGGGTGGTATCCTTTGACCTTAACTCTCTGTATCCACATCTCATCATGCAATACAATATCTCTCCAGAGACACTTATTGAACAGAGACATCCATCAGCCACTGTTGATAGAATATTATCAGAAGAGATAAACTTTGAACTCTATAAAGACAATGCGGTATGTGCCAATGGTGCAATGTATCGTAGAGATAAGAGAGGATTTCTGCCTGAACTTATGCAGAAATACTATGACGAACGTGTCATATATAAGAACAGAATGATTAAAGCGAAGAAAGCTTATGAGAAGAATCCCAGTAAATCATTGGAGAAGGAAATTGCAAGATGCAACAACATCCAAATGGCGAAAAAGATCTCTCTTAATTCTGCTTATGGTGCTATCGGCAATCAGTACTTCCGTTATTATAAATTAGAGAATGCTGAGGCTATAACCCTCTCTGGTCAGGTTTCTATCCGTTGGATAGAGAACCGAATGAACCAAAAAATTAACCATATATTAAAAACAAAGGATACTGATTATGTCATTGCTTCTGATACTGATTCTATCTATCTCAATCTTGGGCCTCTGGTCGAGGTTATATACAAAGAACGAGAAAAGACTACTGAGAGTGTTGTTGGGTTCCTTAACAAGATCTGTGAGGTGGAATTTGAGAAGTATATTGAGAGTTCTTATGAAACGTTGGCCCGTTACGTCAATGCCTATGACCAGAAGATGATCATGAAGCGGGAGAATATCGCTGATCGTGGTATTTGGACTGCAAAGAAAAGATATATTCTTAACGTGTGGGATAGTGAGGGTGTAAGATATAGTGAACCTAAACTTAAGATCATGGGTATCGAAGCTGTCAAGTCTTCGACCCCTGCACCATGTCGCAAAGCTATTAAAGATGCATTGAAAGTGATGATGAGTGGTACGGAAGATGAGATGATTGATTTCATAGATCAGTTCCGTAAGAAGTTTAGATCATTACCACCAGAAGAAATATCATTCCCTAGAACTGTAAGTGATGTTGTCAAGTATAAAGGTAGAAATGCAATCTATGAAAAGGGAACACCGATTCATGCAAGAGGATCTCTTCTATTCAATCATCATATCAAACGATTGAAGTTGGAAGGAAAGTATTCTCTGATTGGTAATGGAGAGAAGGTCAAATTCTGTTATCTTCGGAGTCCAAATCCTATACATGAGAATGTAATGTCATTCATTCAAGACTTTCCAAGAGAGATTGGCATTGAAAAATATATAGATTACGACCTCCAGTTTGAAAAAAGTTTCTTAGACCCCTTGAAAATTATCCTAGATGTGATACAATGGAATGTAGAGAAAACAGCTAGTTTGGAATCCTTTTTTTCATGATTGAAGTCCTAGTACAAAATGACCCCTATAGGTATGTAAAAATGCCTGATCCACTTGAAAATGGTCAACCTGATTATCGTATTCAGAAGTGGAATAATTACAATGGTTACAAAGACATGTATCTTTGTGACAACTTCATGCAGTTCAAAACTGCAATTGATGATTTTGAATATACCAAGTGGTTAGACCCCGCTGGAGTTCCATGTTATATTAAGGAGGACTAATGGATTTACCAATCGATGATAAAGAACTAGAAGTCATTATTGAATCTGTATCTGATGTAGACACAGAATTGACTCGTAAATTAAGATTGATACAGGAAGTCAGAGATAATAATCCTGGCGGGCCTTATAAAAAAATACTTCGTGAAAAACACGGAATGGTGATATAATGAAAATAGATAAACATTATGATCCTACAGATGATCTTGAAAAAGAACTTCTACAGGAACTTGACGGTATCGCAAGACAGTTAAATGGTAAGATTACATACAGTACCTATGGTAACAGTATGGGTAGATCTTCCAAAACTGTAACTATTGAATACGACATTACAGAATAGTATGGATTTTTTAAAAGAAATAGTAAAAGAGATTGGTGATGAGTACACCCAAATTGCAGCGGACATAGATGAAACAGAAAGATTCATCGACACAGGATCATACATCTTTAATGCAGTGGTTAGCGGTTCCATTTATGGTGGTGTTTCTAGTAATAAGATTACTGCCATCGCTGGTGAAAGCTCTACTGGAAAGACTTACTTTGCCCTTGCTGTTGTCAAGAACTTTTTGGACACTAACCCTGATGGGTATTGCCTCTATTTTGATACTGAAGCTGCAATCACCAAGGGATTACTTGCATCTCGTGGAATTGATCAAGAGCGACTTGTTGTTGTCAATGTCGTTACCATAGAGGAGTTTAGAAGTAAAGCTTTACGTGCAGTTGATATATATCTAAAGACATCTGAAGAGGATCGCAAACCTTGTATGTTTGTGTTAGACTCATTAGGTATGCTTTCTACAGAAAAAGAAATCAGAGATGCACTCGATGATAAACAAGTCAGAGATATGACTAAATCTCAACTTGTCAAAGGTGCGTTTAGAATGTTAACACTTAAATTAGGTCAAGCGAATGTCCCACTTATTGTCACAAATCACACATACGATGTCATCGGAGCTTATGTTCCAACTAAAGAAATGGGAGGAGGTAGTGGACTCAAGTACGCTGCAAGTACAATCGTATATCTCAGCAAAAAGAAAGAGAAAGATGGAAAAGACATCATCGGAAACATTATCAAGGCTAAGACTGCTAAATCACGTTTAAGTAAAGAGAATCAACAGGTAGAGATAAGACTCTACTATGATGAAAGAGGTCTTGATAGATACTATGGTCTTCTAGAATTAGGAGAACTTGGTGGTCTATGGAAGAATGTGGCTGGTCGTTATGAAATGAACGGTAAGAAAATTTATGCAAAACAAATTCTTGCCGATCCAGAGACTTATTTCACTGATGAAGTAATGCAAGCTCTGGATGAAATTGCACAAAAACAATTTAGTTATGGATAGAGTTGAAACAACCATTTTACGCAATTTGATTTACGATGAAGAGTATATCCGTAAGGTTATACCCTTTATCCAACCAGATTATTTTGAGAATAGTCAAGAGAAAATTATATTTGAAGAGATTGCAAAGTTTATTGTCAAGTATGATAAACCAGCCTCACAAGAAGTGTTAACTATAGACATAGAAAAGAGATCAGATATCAATGAATCACAGTTCAAAGAAATAGTAGAGATTGTTTCTTCCCTAGATAGACAGGTTGTTAATTTTGATTGGTTGGTAGACACTACTGAGAAGTGGTGTAAAGATCGTGCGATATATCTTGCGTTAATGAAGTCTATTAAGATTGCAGACGATCAAGATGAGAAGAAAAATCGTGATGCCATACCAAATATACTATCAGACGCCCTTGCTGTTTCATTTGATAATCACATAGGACATGACTATCTCCAAGACTACGAAGAAAGATTTAGATTATATCACCAAAAGGAGGAAAAAATACCATTTGATCTCGAATACTTTAACAAAATCACGAAAGGTGGTTTACCTAACAAGACTCTTAATGTCACGCTTGCTGGTACAGGTGTCGGGAAGTCTCTATTCATGTGCCATCTCGCTAGCTCCGTGTTGCTCCAAGGGAGGAACGTACTCTATATTACAATGGAGATGGCAGAAGAGAAAATTGCTGAACGAATTGACGCAAACCTCCTAAATATTCCTATCCAAGAGATAAGTGAACTCCCTAAAATGATGTTTGATAGTAAGGTCAATAGCCTTATGAAGAAAACACAGGGAACTTTAATTATAAAAGAATATCCTACTGCATCTGCACACTCAGGTCACTTCAAGGCTTTACTCAATGAACTTGCATTGAAGAAATCATTCAGACCAGATATCATATTTGTAGACTATCTAAACATATGTGCATCCAGTAGATACAGGGCTAATAGTAATGTCAATTCTTACTCGTATATCAAGGCGATTGCAGAGGAACTTCGTGGTCTCGCCGTCGAAGCGAACCTTCCGATTGTTTCCGCAACTCAAACTACTCGTAGTGGTTTCGCTAGTTCTGATGTTGACCTTACCGATACCTCTGAGTCATTTGGCCTCCCTGCAACTGCTGATCTTATGTTCGCTCTTATATCTACGGAGGAGTTGGAGGGTTTGAATCAGATAATGGTCAAACAGTTAAAGAATAGATACAATGACCCTACAATATACAAGAGATTTATAATCGGTATAGATCGTGCAAAGATGAGATTATATGATGTAGAACAAGTCGCACAAAACGATTTGGTTGACAGTGGACAAGAAGAAGAGTATAATAGCCCTGAAGATAAATTTAAAAGTAAATTCGCAGAGATTAAATTCTAATGTTCAACATATCAGATGTCTTCGATAAAATCAAAAAAGAATTTTCAGAAGAACCACTCAAACCAGAAATTCCAGAAACTAAGTCCGTTGACTTTGATAAGTATGCTATATTCGTGGATGGTGTCACATCCGATCCCAGTAAGGATTATCAATCTTTTACTGAAAGTCTTGATAACCTTGACAGAGAAGGTGCCAATATTCAGCGGCTTCTTACTGCTGCCGTTGGTCTTAGTGCTGAAGGTGGTGAGTTTATGGAGATCGTCAAGAAGATGGTTTTCCAAGGTAAGCCTTGGAACGACGATAATAGAGAACATCTTATTATTGAGTTGGGTGACGCTATGTGGTACGTAATGCAGGCCTGTTCTGCACTTGATGTATCACTCGAAGATGTTGTCGCAAAAAATGTAGAGAAATTAAAGAAGAGATATCCAGGCGGAGAGTTTGATGTTTATAAATCAGAGAATAGATCTGTCGATGATAGATAAATAACAGGGATATAACCTTCCTTTTTCATGGGTCTAGAAGCTTCAGAACTTATGACAGCAGGGGCTCTATTTTTTCCAAATAGAGTTCTAGATACTGCTCTGTCTAGTAATAAAAATCTTGGAGATTTCATGGAAACTGCCAAGAGGAAAGTAGAAACTAACGTAGAATTTGGTTCTAGTAGAAATGAATTTTTAGAAATGATGGTTCCAAGTCCTTCTATGATGAGGGAGTTGGTTATAGGAATATCTGCAGCAAAAGCTGTGAAGAAATGGGTCACGCAAAGTCATGGAATACGTCAAGACTCTGTAGCAGATAAAGTTTTTATGACAGGTAATATATGGCCAACAGAAGTACAAGATTTTAGAATTAAAGCTTTTGGTTTC